TGAGAACATCCCGCAGCTCAGCGAGCATCTCCGCTCTAGTCAATGTACTTCCCTCCGCGCACCAAGCGCCAGGGGATTGCAGAGCGATCTGACCGTACCATGATGCTGGTCCCGGTCACCGGGTCCTGGCGCTGTACATAGTGAGCACTGACCGCGGTACGCAGCATGTTGACCACCGAGGGCGGCACTTGCACATTCACTCCGCGCATGACTTTCAGATCATGGTCAAACGGCTCTCCGTTCTTGAGGGTGCCGTGGACCGACAGGAACTCGTAGTTCGGCTTGCCGTCCTCCATGTCGATCATGATGGTGGGCCAGTTCTCCCGGTCATACTCCGGGTCGATTTCCTTTTGCATTTGCACCGGCGGTGCGATCTCAGTGAAGGCCATGTCCAGATCGTCCATTTGTTACTCTCCCCGTTTATTATTTTGCCGCCTTGTCGAAGGCGGAATCGAACTCCTCTTCCGAGGAGTAGGTTTCATCGAGCAGTGGCATGAGCTTGGTAATCAGGGCCACGGCCTCGTCGGCGGTCGCCGCTACGTATTGCTTTTCACTGGAGCCAGGGTAGCAGTCACACACGGCCTTGCTTTCCTTCTGTTTCTCCGGCTTGATTGAGGCGTGGCACTCAACGATGTACCCGTTGCTGGCTGCTCCAATGCTCATCATCTTCTTCATGTACACGGTGCTTCCTCCTTTGTTTCAGGCCTTGATAAGTGGGGGACGTATTCCTCCCCCACATGGTCAAGACTTGAACTTTACTCGTTCACTGCTGGCTGCCCAATCTCCTTGGCACCGAGCAACTTCCCAACGTCCTCTACAGTAAGGGCGTCTTCCGGTTGCTCTGCAATCAAGGCATCAAGCAAACTGATTGCGCCGATGGCCTGGTGATACACAGCGAAAGCATTGTCCCGCTGCGCAACCAGACTGGCTCGCTCTTTCTGCAAATCCATTACGACTCCGTCCTGTTGGTGACGGTGGTTGTGCACATAAGATGATACTCAGTCCCAGCGGCATCTACGAACCGCAGTGAATGGGTCATGGCATCAGTAACATGGGCGCAGAACAGGCCGTTCGCCTCGGCAACCGGAGCCGGCACGTTCAGCAGGGCGTTGGACTTCTTCGCCCCGGTATTGGTGAACCGGAGGAAAGCGAAGTTCGTCGGCACCGTCGCCTCAGTAGCGATGTCGGTATCCACCTGAATAACAGCACAAGTGCCTCCGATATCGGTGGACAACGCAGCAATGCCAAAGGTGGCTCGCAGAGCGTTGGCCGCCCCGGATACCGCTGCATCTGCCCCGGCAGTGCCAATGGAGATATGCGCTCCGTTGACCGTACCTCCGGTTGCTACCTCCACGTCATTGATGGTCGAGAAGATCCGCACGGCCTCGCCGGACCCACCGGCACCTGAGAAATACAGGCGCAGATACTCGCCCCGCATATCCCCGGTGGTGTGGGTTGCATCGAGGAAATACGACTTCGCATTGCCGGCCGCGGCCCCGAGGGCCGTTTTCGCTGACGAAGTTCCGCTGCCAATCAAAAGGCCGTCGCTGGCCCCCTGCAACGAAACTGCGCCGTTCATGCGCGCCCCTGCGCCTGCATGGTTCTCAATCGTCTCCGCCACAAGTCGTCGGCACTTCACTTCACGTACTCTCATGGTTTCCTCCTATCGGCAGGGCTCCCGCCCGCCTGGATAAGGTTTTAGCGGATGGCCAGCCAGCGAACCACGTCGGACGCAGTGTCGCAGATATCGGTGCCCAGGGTAAACCCGGGAGCCTTACCTTCCAGCTCATAAATCAACGCACCGGTGGCGGTCTCGTCATATGCCTCGCTCACCGTCAGCGAAGTCTTGCTGGCAATGGCTGCTATGGTCCGCATCTCACCATTGATGGTCAGAACGTCGCCGACTGCGACTTCGCCGAGGAAGTTGGTGCTGGTCCCAGTGACAGTGGCACTCGCGGCGGTAACCGCAGCGGTACCAGTAATGGACGCCCCGGCAGCCCGGCCGGCGTACTCAGAAATCGAGTCCGCAGCGTTGACCGAGATCTGGGTGTCGGCGTGGTTGCCAGTATCCAAGGAGGTCCCATCATCCATCCCACTGAAGAACTCGTAGAAAGCGAGGTTGTTGACATTGACCGCCCGAACATAGCTCGGGACGAACCCCAAGGACACGTTCACCGCGGCTGCCGCCACAACGGCTACTGATCCTGTTTTTGCAGTTTGCTCCATCATGATTGCATTCTCCTAAAGAAGTAGTTGAGGGCGGACTCCGCCGCCCTCAGTGATTACGACAGTTCAGGTACCGCGCACTCGACCCGGGCCATCCAGGCCTGATTCAGAATGACAGCGGTGAAGTACGTCTTCCAACCGACAGAGCCACGCTGACCCAGGGGGTCGCCGCCGCGGGGAACGTTGGGATTGAGGACAGACGGGGTGATGGCGTTCTTGCCTTTGAGGGGCACGACACCGAAAGCGTCAGGGGCCAGGTAGAGGACCGGGTACACATCGGCACTCGTGGCGCTGGTGGACACCATGGTCGTGCCGGAGCCGGCCTTCGTACCGCCACCGTCAGCCCAGGACTCGAAGATGGTGGAGAGGATGTAACGGACATCGCCCACCGCACCAATCTCACCCTCGTAGTAGGGGCCGGCATAGTCTGCCATGTCCTTGAATCCTTCCATGTCCTCGATAGTTGGCTGCAGGTCGGGATGGGTCAGACCGATGAAGGACGGCCGTACCGACTCAGCGCCGAAGTTCGGGGTGCTGGCAATCTTCTTGGTGAAGGGACGCGCCAGCTGCCTCTTCAGGCCACGAATGGCCTTGCGTTGCAGGTCTCGGGTCAACGGGGTGTTGACATCCGTCCGGGCCGTGCCGTTGGCGTAGTACAGCGTGGTGCCGGCCTTGATGATACCGAAGGCCACGGTCTCGACGGTCAGCGCCGCCTGCTCGCCGATCATTGCCGAAAACTCCTGCAGGACCGGGTCGGTGTGCAGGTCCTGGATTACGTCGGTGTTCTCCAGGAAGTCGCCGTACTGCGCCAGGGTGGCGGTGTAGTCGGTCTTGGTCGGCGAGCTGCCGGATGGCGTGACACCCTCGGACAGCGGGACGGTGGCTGCGGACAGCCGCTCGTAGCGCCGGAACTTCTGGGTATTGGTCTGGTTCTTGCCAAGCGGCTTGGCCTGGCCGAACTGCTGAATGACTAAAAGGGGCTGGCCCCGTTTCAGCATCTCGACTGAGGCGCTTGCTGCTACTGCCGGAGAGATGTCTCCGTATGTGATGCTTGCCATGGTTTCCTCCTCTGGCTGGGTTTCGCGCCGGGTTACGCCGCGGCGAATTTATCAAACGCCCCATCAAAATCGTCGGGGTCTACTGCTGTAGAGCTTTTGGAAGACTGGCGACCTTTCACCCCCTCCATCGACTCCAGTTTCTTTTTCTTTTCTGGGTCCTGTTCAGGCGTGGGCGGCGGGGGTGCTGCGGGCTGCACTGTTTCGCTCTTGTACAAATCAATCAGTTCAATGGTGTCCTTGTCAGCGCCTTTATACCCTCCATCCAGAACTCGGTTGAACGCCGCTTGCATAATTGCAGGCTTGGTCGTGACCCATTCCTCAATTTTTGGCAGCACCTCATACGCATCCTTATGCGCCCGAAGCACTACTGCGTCAAAAGCATTGGTGGCGAGAGTTGCGGACACCGGGGCAAGCTGATGCTGGAACTGCTGCTTGATGGTGTCGAGCTCCTTCCGGAACTCGTTGGTGAGCCGGGTAGTTACTACCCTCTCAACGGCGGCGAGGGCCTTGCGCCCGTCAGGAAACTCCTTCTCGAACTCTTTGAACGCTGTTTCTTCCTCGGCAGTGAACTGCTCCGTCGCTTTCCGGGCGGCCGCAGCTGCGTCGTCGGCAGCCTTTTTGTCGGTGTCCATTTTGGCAGCGGCAGCAATCTCTGCGGCGGGTGGGGGCGGGGGCTGGTTGGGCTTTGGG